CATAAATTCCACAGCGAAGTGGGAAAAATCAAGAAAGGCAGTAACAATCCTTTTTTTAAATCTAAATATGCGGCTTTGCCTGATATCTTGGATGCCATCAGTGAGCCATTGAGCAGTGCTGAATTGGTAATTGTGCAATTTCCTTGCGACAATTGGGGCCTTACCACCCGACTTCTTCATGTTTCAGGTGAATTTTTTGAGGAAACTTACCACATGACACCAGTGAAGCAGACACCGCAGGATGCAGGCAGCGTAATTACCTATCAACGCAGGTATGCCATTGGAGCAATACTTAACTTGAACATTGATGAGGATGATGATGGAAACAAGGCATCTACACCATCCAAGGCAGCGACATTGCTTCCATTGGTAATTGGCTCGGAAGAGTTTTCAAAATGCAAACAGGCCCTTTTAAATGGCTACACAATAGGAAAAATCAAATCAAAATACTCAATGACCGCAGAGGTCGAAAAATCACTTCTAAATGGATAAGATATTTAAAATACGATGTTCCCAAATTGGGAAAATAATGAGTAATGCAAGAAAAGCAGGTGAGCTATCAGCCACCTGCATTTCTTACCTCAAAGATTGGTACACTGGTGAGCATGAAGATATATTCTCCAAGTACATGGATAAAGGTAATTCAGTGGAGAATGAGCTGATTGACTTCATGGCAGAGGTGATGGGCTATGGCCTTGCTGAAAAGAATGAAGTATATATGGAAGATTCATACATCACTGGCACTGCTGATGTGGTGATGCCCAAGTTGATAGTTGATGTCAAGGCCCCTTGGTCAAAGAAAACATTGCAAGATTCATCCCTTGAATTGAACATGGATTACTATTGGCAAGGGCAAGGATATATGCACTTATATGGTAAGGATGAATTTATCCTCTTCTATGGCCTAATGGATACACCAGGACACTGCAATTATGGCAACGAGGTAATCTATTCAACCATGCCAATGGATGATCGTTGGTCCGCCTTTCGCATTAAAAGAAATGATGAGGATATCAAGTCTATCATTGAGAAAGTGGACAAGTGCCGAGAGTGGCTCAATGAATACGATGTGAAACTTTTCAAGACAATTGGAAAAGTACAAACCTACCCCACTATCTGACAGGACAAGTGCCTGTGATGGATGCCCCACAGAATCCGTCTATTAAAGAAAAACGGAGGATGTGGGGCTTTAGGGGGTGACGCATAACGTAAAAGCATTGGCGATGTTGGGGATTAAAAAGTACAAAAGCTCAAATAAAAACAAATGATAGTAGAAAGCACAGAAGTCCAAATTAAGCACGGAAGCCCCAATATTGCTAATGCAGTGTTAGGTGCAGTTCCTGTTCACAAATTTCCTTACAATTGGAATTTAAAAGATGCCAACTTTACAAAAGATAAAGGCAAAGTATTTAGTTGTTTTGCGTGTGGTGGTGGTTCAACAATGGGTTATAAATTAGCTGGCTTTGATGTTATTGGATGCAATGAGATTGATCCTAAAATGATTGAAGCATATAAAACAAATCACAATCCAAAATATGCTTTTTTAGAGCCAATACAAACCTTTAAATTAAGAACTGATTTACCTGATGAATTGTATAATCTGGACATTTTAGATGGTTCACCGCCTTGTAGTTCGTTTTCAATGGCAGGAAATAGGAAAAAAGATTGGGGCAAAGAAAAGGTATTTCGTGAAGGACAATCTGAACAAGTTCTTGATACATTGTTTTTTGATTTTATTGATCTTGCAAAAAAATTGCAGCCAAAAATTGTTGTTGCTGAAAATGTTGCTGGAATGATGATGGGAGAAGCTAAAGAATATGTGAAAAAAGTTTATGTTGAATTTCAAAACGCTGGTTACCAATTACGAATTGAACCGTATTTGTTGGATGCTTCAACAATGGGAGTTCCGCAAAAAAGAAGAAGGGTGTTTTTTGTAGCATTAAGAAATGATCTTGCTGGACAATTTATGGAACAGGTTGATATGTTTCAAGTTGCTCCAAAATTACAATTGAATTTTAATGAACCGGAAATTGTTTTTGGAAAAGTTAGGAGCGAATATGGAAAAGATTATTCAAAAACCGAAAGGGGTAAATTAATATTAAACGCAATTGAAAGTGACAAATCCATTTCAGATATTAATATGAGAATAAATAATATAAATTCAGGATTTAATTCTATGATTTTACACGATGAAGAAGTGCGTGGAACAATTACAGCTGGGGAAAAAGATTGGCGATTTTATGATAAAATGGGTTGTTCCGATTTGGATTATCAACTTTGTGGTAGTTATCCAAAAGACTATAATTTTATGACACAATCAAAAGAAGGGCCGAAATATATGATTGGGATGTCAGTCCCGCCAGTAATGATTGCACAAATAGCAACCGAAATTTATAATCAATGGCTGTCGAAGTTGTAGAGTCGCTCTTTGGAATTGCCCCTAACGAATCGCTATACGCCATGACACGCACATATCTAAATTAAAGAAATGACACCACAAGACAAGGCCACAGAATTGATTGAGAAGTTTTATGGCAACAAAGAATCGGCATTGAAAGCAGTAAGCGAGATTCTTGAATGGGGAAATAACCTGCAATTCCCTCCAACCTTTTGGCAGGAAGTAAATCAAATTTTAAAAAACAAATAAAATGACACCCGAAAAAATAATCAGAATAGTATCGCATCTTACACAAGTGCCGGAGAATGATATTTTAAGCAAATCGCAGATGCGCAGAGTATGTGAGCCAAGGCAGATAGCACATTACTTCATGCGTAAGTATGTCCGCAGTTATACCTTGCAGAAGATTGCCGGGCTATTTGGAGGACTTAATCATGCCACCATCTGCCATTCAGTTAAGACAGTGGACAAGATTCGCAAGTATGACAAGAAGTATAATGAGCTTGTCTGCGAGATTGAAAGAGCCATCCAGGAAGATATTAACTTTGAAAACGAGCCATTGTTGCAGATTCTTGCAGAAGTGAAAGCAAGTACAATGGACACCAAGGCTGCGCATGATAAAATATTGGCAATGGGTTGCATATTTCAAAATTAAAGGTATATTTGTCCATGAATAAGGCACAGATAATTGATGTAATTGCAAAGGATGGAGAGTATATAAAGGCTTGCAAGTCCATTGCGAAAAATAATTACCTTGCCGATGACTTGTATCAGGAATTAATGGTCATCTTACTTGAGTATAATGAGGATAAACTGATACTGATTTGGGAGCAAAAGCGCATCAAGTGGTTTATCATATCAATATTACTCAAGATGTGCCATTCCAACACATCACCGTTCTATGCAAAGATTAGAAAGTTTGGTGAAAAGAGTGATGACAGCATTGACTTTGATGAATTGGAGGATGAGGAAATCAAAATTAGCAAAGAGATTCCTGATGTCTTTGAAATATTGGAGCTGACAAATGAGCAATTACTCAATACCGAAGATGGATATGCAAAGTCACTGCTCAAGATGTCCGTTGAATTAGGTAGTGTACAAAAAGTTAGCAATGCAACAGGTATTCCATACCTATCTGTTTGGCTGTCGATAAATAATTATAAGAAAAAAATTAAAATAAAATATGGCAAAGTATAATATCCTGCTGATTGTGGATCAAAAGACCACTGGCTTACAATACCACAGGCAATTGATTCCACATTCCCACATTGGCGAGAATGATCCTGATTTTAACATCATGTCAATCCCCAATATTGATGCCATCACATTTGATGAGTTGAAAGACTTTCACATGGTGCAGTTCTTGAGAGAAGTTGATCAGACTTGGTCTGGAAAGTCAGTGGAGATAATTAACCGCTGTAAAAAGTTAGGTATTAGAGTTGTTTTTGATATTGATGACTATTGGCACTTGGATAAAAATCACCTTATATATGACCAGTATAAGCAGTTTGATATTCCCCGGCAGATAGAGGAAATCCTTTCCAATGTCGATGCAGTTACAACCACCACTGACCATCTTGCCGGGATGATTCATCCTTTCAATCAAAATGTGACTGTTATTGCCAATGCCATT